ACCAGTCCACTATATGGATTCATACCTGTTTCATAAGGAATCTTCACTTGTACACTTTCAAATGGTTTAGCATAACGAGTTTTCATAATCTTACAAGCGGCACGAATACCCTTAACTTCTGAAATCTTGTTACCATCTTCATCTTCTTTTAACTTTAACTTACGCATAGCAACTACAATAGAGCTAGCGTAGATAAAGCCCTGACCACCTGAAATCTTGTCATCTGGATCAAACATATCTTGTGAAGCGTATGTGTGATTAGTTGCAACCAGGCCAATGTTAAGTGATCCAAACATATTAACACAGTTACGAACAAGTGCTGTCAATGCCTTAGGCTTACGACCCATATCGCCTTTCAAATCACCTGCTTCAAACTGATTAACATCTGTTGGAGTAAGCAACATACCTAAAGAGTCAAGGATAAACAATACTTTAGGACGAGTATCCTCTGGCATTGTTTTATATTCAGCAACAAATTCTGTAATGGTCTTTGCTACATCATCGATCATTGCCATATTAAGTTTTAGCAACTTATCTTCTGAAGTATCGACGCCTAATGCCTTGAGCCAATCTTCGTCAAGAGCATTTTCTGTATCGATCAAGATAGGATAAATTCCCTGTGCCTGTGCTGCCTTGATAAGGTTACCGGAACAGATATATGATTTACCTGCACCTGATTCACCGGCAAATACAGTCACTTTTCCCAACGGAACCCCTTTATGGAAATCGCCGCTGATCAAATAGTTTAAGGCAAAATTGCCTGTGCTGACCCAATCAGTAGGGTCGTTAAAGCCAATACTAAGACCGTCAATAGACTTAGTAATTGACTTTCTAAATTTAGAAATATCAAATGCTTTTGCCATAATTATTGATCCAATGGTAGTTTATTCCACTCTTTAATTAGAGTGATTACTTCTTCTTCTGTGTTGCAAAGGGTCTTGGTATTTGCCCAATCTTCTTTTTTATTTCTGCCGCCAATTTCAACCATCCAACCGTTGTCGTAACGATTGATAGTAATTGACTCATTTACTTTTGTTAGTTTGTCTAGTTTCATTATTATCTCCTAAATAGTGAAGAGAGCCCGGGCGTATGACTAAGTCACAGTGGCCCGAGCCGTGTTGATTATTGCTTTTGACGATTACGAATCATTGCCAAGATGTCTTGAGCACGTGATGCGTTTTCACCGCCGGCTGCTGGAGCAGGTGCTGCCTTTGGAGCAGGTGCTTCTGCAGGAGCAGAATCTTCCCAAGGAAGATCTTCTTCACTAGATGTTTGAGGAGCAGGTGCGCTAACGCGAGCTGCCGGAGCGGCTGCTTTGTTAGGATCACCAGTTGCTTGACCCATACCTGCTGGTTTGAAGTATTGTCCCCAACGGTCCATATCATATGCTTCACCGTCAACTGACGCTTCAAACATTTCTTTCATAACCTTGAGTTCAACGTCTGTCGGCTTCTTAGGTAGGAAGTCTGATAGATTAAACAAACCAAATTGTTCAATCGCTGCCTTATCTGCATCAGAAATTGAACGTTCACGACGGCTCCACTTTGAAGTAGAGTAGTCAGCAAATCCGCCTTTGCTGGTTTTAGCAATACGGAAATCTACACCACGGAGGTAGTCAGTTGGCAATTCTTCCAACTCAGGGTCCATAAGAGCAGATTTAATAGTTTGGAAAATCTGAGGACCGATAATGAATCTACGAATCGGATTGTCTGGTGTATTATCTTCTTTGAGTGCATCTTCAACTACAAAGCCTTGGAAAATGTATGAACGCTTCTTCCAATATTTACGACCCATTTCTTCTAGTGATTTGTCTTTAAACCAACCACGCACTTCAGATAGAATAGGACAAACTGAACCATCGTTGTACATTTCAACACAGGGAACCTGTACTTGAACTGGACGTGAATCTGTTTCACCTTTAATACCTGCAAATGGGAGTTTGATCATTGCACGCTCTACCCAAAAGAAAGTGTTGTTTGGGTTACCGTCTGGTAGAAAACGTACTACGGCTTCTTTACCTTCCTGCATATTCCAGTGTGGGTAAATTGCGTTATCGCCGCCGCCTGTTGATTGTCCTGTGGACTTGCCTTGTGCTTCTTGAAGTTTTGCACGAATTTCTGCTAATGTTGCCATTTTATAGCCTCCTTATGCCTTTAATGTAAATGACTTTATGCCTATCGCATAACAACTATTATGCGCTTTTTATTTAGCAAGGTCAATGATATTTGTGAATTATTTTTTGCCAAAAGAAAAGCGGGTCATGCCCACTTTTCTTTATACTTCAAAAGTGCCAACTGTCTAGCTAAAAACAGTCTCCATTTTACGTATTCCGAAAGATCATCGTCTACATCTTTGTTTTTGACTATCTCTGGTCTACGATAACCTACATATATACTGTCTTCAACTTCGACTTCTATGTCTTCGTCACCGACAGTTAAGTAGACAGTATGAAGATTACTTCTTAGCAGGCTCGGCTTTTTTGTCAGCGGCTTTTGTGTCGCTTTTAGCGGCTGGGGCTTTAGCGTCTTTAGCTGGCGCTGCTGGAGCGGCTGCTGCTGGCTTGGCTTCTACCTTCTTTTCTTCTTTCTTAGCTGGTTCTGCTGCGAAAGCTGATACTGCAAACAATGATGCTACTAATGTTACGATTGATTTCATTTGAAATCTAC